CCCTCGCAGTAAGGATCTTCGTTGCCCCTTCAATGTAGAGTCCTTACCGAAGACTGCGCGTGAAGCAGCAGTGATATTAGATCACGATAAGAAGCCCGCCTTGAGCGGGTTTTTTATGGAACTCCGCATTGCACCTCGTGTTTACTGTTACCATGAACATGAACACGAAACCCCTTTTCTTCTCCTTTGCTCCGACCTTGATTGAAGCGAGCGGCGACATTCCTCGGCAGTTTGCGGGTGTGGCCTACAGTGGCGGCGTGATTCCCGGCTATGGCTATTATGGCGATGTGGCGATTGAACTCTCCAGTTTGAAAGCTCCCACCAAACCGATCTTTGCTCTAGTGAATCACGACACCAATCAACGCGCCGGCAAAACGCTGATTACGAACACCGGCGCTTCGATTGAAGTCCTCGGTTCGTTCAGTCGATCCACGCCTGCCGGGCAACAAGTCGCGGCGGAGTTTAGCGAAGGCGCACCGTGGGAATTCAGTGTTGGTCTGCAAGCCGAAGTGGAGATCTTCGAGAAACCTCGGACGCTGACGGTGAACGGACAAACCGTGACGATTGATGCGCTGTTTAAGAACGCGAGTGTCCGTGAAGTCAGCTTCGTTCCTGCTGGTGCTGATCCCCATACCCAAGCCGTCGCGTTTGGTTTATTAACTTCTGTGGAGTCCACAATGGATAACAACAGTGAACAACTGGCGGCGGTGAGTGCGCTCAATGCCGACTTGCAAGTTAAACTCAGTACGCTACAAGACGATCATACGAAGACCGTGGCCGACTTGCAGATGAAGCTGAGTCAGGAAACGAAGGCTCATCTGGATGCGGTCGCTCAGGCCAATACCTTGAAAGACGAACTGGCTGCATTGAAAGACGAACTGGCTGCCTTTAAGGCTGAGGTTCGACTGAATGCCGTCAAGGCGCTGTTCAGTGAGCTACACCGCGAGTGGAGTGATGAGTCCGCTCAACCCTATCTCGACATGAGTGACGCTTCGTTTAGTGCGGTCGCGAAAGATTTGCGCTCGATGAAGCCCGCATTGAAGGCCGATTACTTTAAAGACACCACGCCGAATGGCGCAGTCTCGAAGTCGGAACAGGATTTTGCGACTCAATTATTCGCCCAAGTGGCGGGGAGTAAATAACGATGGCGACTTATGCAGAGCCGTATCGTCCGTATGAAGCGATCTTGAGTGATTCGGGCACTCGGTCGTATGAAGATGTCACCCTCGCTTCTGGTGCGGGATCGCTGGTTGCCGGTTCGGTGATTGGTCTGGTCAGCAAGCGCCAAGCCGCTGCGCCGATTCCGACCATTGTCGGCACCGGTTCTGGAGTCATGACCGGGCTGACCTTTGGCCCGGATGTCCAGGTCGGAAGTTACGTCATTACGTTGATTGAGACAAGCGCAACTGCCGCGTTTACCGTGACCATCCCCGATGGTACTACGCTCCCGAATGGGGCCGTTGGGACGACCTACAAATCCAACCATATCAGTTTTGCGGTAGCGAACGGTGGGACAATGACCACCGGCGATGCCTACACCGTGGTAGTGACTGCTGGCGGCACTCCAGTCTTGGTCGGTACGGGTTCCGGTACGGTCAGTGGCGTGACCCTTGGCAAGTATGCGCAACGCGGCACCTACAAAGTGCGTGTGCTGGCAACGTCGGCGACCGGCGCGTTTGATGTGACCGGCCCGGATGGTAGGAGCGTTGGAGAGGGCAATATCGCGACGCCGTTCATTTCGGATCACGTCAACTTCACGCTCGCCAATGGCGGCACCATGACCATCAACGATTACTTCAACATCATTGTGGCCGGTTACACCACGCCACAAGGCAAGTTGTGGGACCCCACCGCTGTCGATGGAACGAATGAAGCCTATGGCATCATCACCATGGCGGCTGATGCGACCTCGACCACTGCGGGAACCACTGCGGTCGTGCGGGATGCCGAAGTGAAATCTGCGTCCTTGCAGTGGAAGACCACCGTCACTGCCGCACAAAAGGCGGAAGCCTATCGTCAACTGGCCGCAAATGGCATCCAGGTACGGAGTTAATCATGGATATTTTTCGCGATTACTTTACCCGCGAGAACTTACTCGCCTCGATTGCCAAAGCGCCGTACATTCCTGGTCGCTTGGGCAGCGTCTTTGAATCCCGCGCCCTGACCTCGACCGTCTTGGCTCTGGAAGAGCAGCCGACCAATGGCGCGACCATCCTCGCCGGAGTGCCTCGTGGAACGCCCTCGCGAATTGAAACGCTGGAGCGGCGCAATGTGCATACCTTCACCACCACCCATTATCGGGCGGATGGTAGTGTGTATGCTGACGAAGTGCTGAATGCTCGGGCGGTGGGGGCCAATGCCGCTGTCGAGGTGATTCAGATGCGGCGGGATGAGTTGATGATGCGCTTGCGGCGTGACATCGACCTGACCCACGAGAGTCTGCGGGTGGCCTGCTTGGTGACTCCGACCAATGCCTTCGGTAACGTCACGGCCTCGCAGCAGATTGCGCTGAACACCGATGCCACGAAGACGCGGAAAGAGATCTTCGAGAAGATCACCGTCCCGATGGAAACTGCGCTGGATGGGATTCCGTTCAGTGGTCTCCATGCCTATTGCTCAGATACCTTCTGGAGCAAGCTGATCGAGAACGCAGCGGTCAAGGCCACCTTGCTGAATTATGCGATGGCCCAAGACCTGCGCAACGATCCGCGTGAGATGGTCAGCTTTGGTGGCGTCACCTGGGAGCGTTATCGTGGCACCGGCACCGTCGTCATTCCGACCGGAACCGCTCGCATTGTCCCCGAAGGCGTCCCGAACATGTGGATTCAAGCCTTTGCGCCTGCCGACACGCTGGATACCGTGGGTGCCGGTCAGATGGGCACTCCTTACTATCCGCAAGCGATTGCGAGTGCTGACAACCGTCGCTGGTATCTGGAGATTCAGACCAACTGCGTGATGGTCTGCACCCGGCCTTCTGCGGTGCTGATTATTTCGACCGATTGATGACCGGGATACCTTCGGTATGAGCTACTGTACCTACCACGATCTGCTGAACGCCTTTGGCGAGAACGAGATCGTGCAGTTGAGTGATCGAGATCGGGATGGACTACCCGATGACGGCGTGATTGAAGAGGCGATTTCCTTCGCCGATTCACACATCGACGGTTACTTGCGCGAACAGTATGCCGTTCCTCTATCGAATCCCCCGCGCAACTTGGTAGGCATGGCCTGCGACTTTGCGCGGTATCGACTCTATCAAGATCAGCCCACTGAACTCGTGCAATCGCGCTATGACGTGGGGTGTTTCTGGTTGAAGGACGTGGCCCGTGGTCTGGTGCAACTCGATATCGTCACGCCAAGTGTCGCGTCTATCGCCTATACAACGAAGACGCCGGTCTTCACCCGGTTGGTGTGGTGATGATTCCTTATGCTTTGGAAGGACTGATCGAGATCCGATTAACGAGTCAACTCGACGACTCGTGGCTGATCCTACGGGCGGCGAGTCTTCAAGGAATGCCGCGCCAATACAATCACTCGATCTATGTGATTCCGCAGGAGTTGGAGATTGCTGAACAGCGTCGTGGGCAAGTCGCCTTGATGGAGACCGTGACCGTCGTGACTGTGGTGCGGAATGCCGGTTCGCAGATTTCGGGGATTGACTCGCGCTTTGAAGCCGGACCGATGCTCGCCGAAATTGTGGAGTCATTATTGGGGTGGGTGCCGGGTGAAGGCTATGAAGCCTTGCAAATGGCTTCTGCCCCTAATCCTGAATTTGATGCAGGCTTTGGGTTTTATCCCCTCGCCTTTCGTACACGCTATATTCTTTCTGGAGGCTCTCGATGAGCGGTTTAATTTGTGCAGGCAATGTGTTTTTGGATCGGATTGTTAGTGGTTCTCGTACCGGCGAGCATGGCCCGATCAATGCGACTTCATTTTCAGTGAATCCGGGTTCTGCCGATAAGATTGACCGGATTTCCTATCTACGCGATTCGTTTGGACAGGCGCTCGACTCGGTGGTGTTTCCCGGTGTAGCGACCCTGAGTATCGAAACTGATGACGCGGCGGCTGATATTTTGCAGTATGCCTTGCTTGGTACGCTGTCGGACGTCAATGCGATTTCTGGCAGTGTTGTGACCGGCGCTCCAGAGTCCATTGTTGCTCGTTTGGGCTATTGGACGAAGTTGGCGCATCGGGCCGTGAGCAATGTGGTGGTTCGGCATACGTCCGATACTCCAGTTTATACCGTGGGTACAGATTATACGGTCGATGCCACGTCCGGGATGATTAAGTTTCTGTCGACCGGTACTGTCACCGATGGGCAAACTGTCGAAGTGTTGTATGCTTATGGCGCTTTGAGTTCACGGCAGATCATTGCGGCGACGGAAACCGAGATTCGCGCCTATGTGCGTCTGGAAGGGAAAAATCTCGCCAACCAGAAGAAAGTCTCAGTGATTTGTCACGAAGCGGTACTGACGCCGAGCGGTGAATTGAATCTGGGGGGTAAAGAGTTTATTACCTTCGGTTTGTCGGGAACCTTGGTGACGCCGAATGGTGAAGCGGGTCCCTTCATCTATTCTGAGATAGATTGATTTTGATCCTCTCTTGATCTCCACTTCCCGGTATGCACCGGGGAGTTGAAGGACACATCGTATGAGTATTGTGCTGGATGGCATCACTCTCGATGCGGATCTGATTTGGAATGACGAGTTTCAATGGACACCGGTCGAGCGTTCTCTCGAGTACACCTTGACGGGGGCGTTGATTATCCAGGAGAAAGCCAAGCTCGCCGGTCGCTTCATTACCCTCAATTCAAAACCGGAATCGCAATCGGAACTCGCTGGTTCCAACAGTTTAATCTGGATGAATCGTGCAACGGTCAAGGCGCTGTACGCCAAAGCCTCAACGCCTGGATTGACGATGACCCTCACTTTGCATGATGGACGCACCTTCACCGTCGCCTTTCGTGAAGATGGTTTCAATGCTCGTCCGGTTCGGCATATTGCGCCGCATGAAGATACCGATCCTTATTACCTCTCGATTCAGTTGATAACCGTCTAATGGCCTCGAACGATCTGGAATTAGCGCTTCGCATCCGTGCGGCGTTTGAAGGACAACAAGCGCTCACTAATCTCGCCACTTCGTTTATTGATATTAATAAGAAAGTCGAGACCTTGATGCGGGGGTTGCAGGCCATTTCCGGGTCTGCCGAGGGCGCAGTTAAAGAGTTTGATTATCTCGAAGAGGTCTCTAAGAAGTTTGGTTTGTCGGTTCTGGATCTGGCCGATAACTATGTCAAGTTATCCGCAGCAGCGAAAGAAACGAATCTCGAAGGCGACGCGACGCGGAAAATCTTTGAGGCCACCTCGTCCACAATGGCGGTGTTGGGCGGAGATACCATCACGACGGAGCGAGCGTTCCGGGCCTTGGGCCAGATCATGTCCAAGGGCCAGGTCTATGCCGAAGAGTTGAAAGGGCAATTAGCGGAGGCGATTCCAGGTGCCTTGCAGATCATGTCTCGGTCATTGGGGATCAGTACCAATGAAATGCTGCGACTGATGGAGGCCGGACAACTCAGCGCCGATGTGTTGTTGCCCTTCGCTACACAGTTGGAGAAAGAGTACGGCAACTTAGCCTCGTCTTCAACGACGTTTGCTCAAGCGATCAATCGGATTAAAACCGAGTGGACGCTGTTGATGAAGCGGTTAGGCGATACCGGCGCATGGAGCGCGATCACCAGTGTCTTGACGCTGTTAGGTAATAACGCCAGTGTCTTAGCGGGATTGGTGGGTGTCGGATTAGTCGGGGCCTTTGCTAAACTGGTTTCGTTTATTCCATCCATAGTCGCCGGTATGCAGTCGATTATCTTTCAAACGCGACTGGAGGCGACGGCGACCGAGGCTGCCACCTTAGCACGGTTCAAGAAAGCCGAAGCCGACAAGATCGGTGCGCTTCAAGCTTATCAAGCGTCGTTGAGTGCCGTGGCTTTGGCTCGTGCTGATTTGGCCGCAGCGACCAGCGCCAATCAGCGAGTGATTGCACAAGGCCGACTAAACCTGGCAAGTACGCAAGCAACCATTACCTACAAAGCCCATGAGATTGCCACGCGACAACTGGATATTGCACAGAAACAATTACTCGCGACACAAACCGGCTATGGACGTTTCCTTGGATTATTAACTGGACCAGTCGGGATTATTACCACCGTTATTGCCAGTTTTGCAGCCTTTGCTTTCGCCTTCCGCGATCAAGATGAAGCGACGAAGACACTCTCTAAAAGTACCGAAGAGTATGCACAGGAGTTGGAAAAATTAACTACGTCGCAAATTAATTTGGTAAACGCCAGAGCAAAAGAACAAGCGACGGATAATCAATCCAGAATTGATGCGATTAAAGAAGAACTGGAGTTTCTGTATAAGAAAATAGAGGCTGAACGACAAGGGATTGAAATCAATCGTGAAAAGTCGATCAGTTGGTATGGATTCAAGAATGTTTTAAGTAATCTCTTTAGTACCGAAGA